CTTGTTTTATTTTTGAAGGAACTTTAGAAATTGATTTTCCAGCATCTTCAATTGTATCAAAATATAATAAAATAGAGTCTTTTCTATATGATAACTTACATATTATTTTTCTGTTAATATCTTTTTCCTTTTTGATATTATTTTTAACATCATCACTTAATTGTAATTTTTTTTCATCATTTTCATTATCTTCTTCATCTTCATCATTTTCATTATCTTTTCCATCTTCATTATCTTTTTCATTTTCATCGTTTTCTTCTTCATCTTCTTTTTCTTTATTGACAAAATCTAAAATATCAGAAATTTTCAGTTTTTTCCAATAAAAATTTTCACACCTTTGATTCTTTTTAATAGCATTATCAATTCTAGATGGTTTACATTTTAAATTATTCCCAGCATCTGATAAAGAATCAAAATACTCAATTAACTCAGTTCCTTTGTATGAAAATTTACATATTACTATTTTATTTAATTTCTTTTCTTTTTTAATTTTTAATTCAAATTCATTATTAGTTGATATATTTTTTAAGTTTTCATTAATTTTTATTTCATTAACAGCATCTTCAATTAATGCTGTTGTCCAATGAAATCCACCACATCTTCTATTTGGATTATCTAAAATTTTAGATATACTTGTATGATCTACTTTTAATTCTTTTCTGGCCTCAGTTATAGTATCAAATTTCTTAATTAATGTATATATTTCTTCATCATCTTCATAAATTTCTTTTTTATATTGATAAATAATTTTACCATGTTTCTTTTTAGTTTTTTCATTTTGAGCATTTTCTAGTGTTGTACACCATCGTAAATTTGATGCTTTATTATTTAAGGGATTAGAATCAATATGATCAACTTCTAAATCTTCAATTTCAAATGCTGCTAGATGAACTGGTATTTCACAAAAAGCTTCTGCTGTTAATCTATGAACATATTTTTCTTCAGATTTATTTGTATATGAATTATGAATATTAACTATCATATAACCACGTTTATTTGCAATATTTCTAATAATATCATGATCATTATGATTTACAAATTTAATTCTACCCAAATTCGAAACATAAAAATTCTCATAATCTTCATTATTACCATTGATACTAACTTGTTTCCAAATTTCTTTTTTATTTTTAATTTCCATATCATTATATTCACCAGTAATTTCTTCTTCATTTTCTGTCACAAAACTTTTATTTTGAGAAAATAATTTTGTGAATTGACCATTGCTTATTTGAACATCTAAAATAGGATTTATATCTCTATAAGCTTCAGAAATCGATTTGTAAATTTTATATTCTTCTCCATCTTTATATATTTTTACAGATCTTCCTTTACTTGTTGATCCTTTTAATTTAAGTTTTGCACTGTGTTCTCCTTGTTCTTTACTACTGGACCATTCCAGATTAGTCCATTTATTATTATATTTATTTCCATCAATATGATTAACAGTTGTTTTATTTATAGGATCTGGATTATAAACAAATAAATTGGCAACTAATCTATGAGTATATTGATTATCTCTATTTTCTGATCCTTTTTTAGGTTTATCACCCTGATTTTTATTATATAAACGTATTTTAATATAAGAATTTGTTTTTTTGAATCTTTCTACATTTTGTTTTATAAATTTATTTTTTTTTCTAGTTTTAATAATTTCAATTCTACCAAAATTTGAAATTCTATAATATGGATAATATTCATCTATTTTCCATATCTCTTCTTCATTTTCTTTTACTTCTTCAATCTCTTCTTCTTTTGTCATTTTAAATGTTTATCAAAATATATATTGGAAATTACTTGAAAATTAATTATTAATTTTTTAAAAAATCAGTTTTAATTATTAATTTTAAAATTAGTGCGCTCAATTATTTACAATATATTGTAAATAATTGAAAAATAAAGAACCCAATTTTTTTGTAATTGAGAATAAAGAAAAATATTCGAACTTTTCTTATAGTACTGGGAATCCGAGCGCACCTCCGCTAATACGAACAATATTGTGATTTACCACCACTAGCACAAAACTGAAAGTTTGTGCCACTCCAGCCCCGTCCGGTGTTAAAGAAACATTTGGCGATGATACAGTTCCAGCAGAGGCACCAGCAACTTGAGCGTTTTGAGAAGGATTAAATTGGAAGGTAACATTTGTCAATTTACCGTAGTTAGTAGATCCCATAGGATTACAGTTGACAAGATCCAAAGTGTATGAATACATATGATAACCAGTCTCTTTTGGAATTGAAACTGCCTTGTAATAAGGTTGAACAAGTGAGAAATAATCTGATCCCATATGTGAAAGACGTTGTGTGTTTTCATAGTATAACGATGTAGTGATAATTGGATCACTTGCTAAACTGGGATTGAAATTTACACCACTTGGAGTAACATAAGGGGAAGCAGCAGTGTAATTCGATCGATCAGCCTCATTTGTAGTATTGTGATAAGCAAAGAATAATGCTTTAATAGAATGAGAAAGGTGAACATCGAATCGAGATGAAGAATTAGCAATAACAACTGGTTGAGAAGGATTAGTCTGAACTTGTTCAATGAGAATATCACGAGGTTTCTTACCCATACGTTTACGTTCATCACCAGAAACAATAGCATATTCAGCCCAAACTTCAGAGCATTGAAGAACTGGAACAGAGACGAGATCACCAGTTCCAATTGCTTGAGAAACACCGGTTGAGATGTTATCAAGAACAATAAGTTCAGTGTAATTGCGAAGATTGAATCTCATTTTCATATCATTATAAGGAAGAGCCGCAGTTGGAAGAGAAACACCAGTATCACGAGACCAGCACATAGGAATAGGAAGATTTAGAACAACTGAATCGATGGTGATACCGGCACCAGAACCACCTAAAGCCAGGGGATTGATAAGTTCATCAATATTACCGATCATGTTGTCATAACCGTTACGTTTACCTTGAGGAATGGTGAATGCGGTCCAGAAATCGAGATAATAGTTATCAAGACGCATAGCGACGAGATCGTTGAAATTGAAAGAAATTTCACGAATTAAATTGTGCATAAGATTGCGGGTCCAACGAATACGTCCATTGGTTCCAAACGCATTTCCTGTGGTGTTAAGAACTAATTGAGGGGTAGTGACACGGAACCAGGAATATAAGAGATAATCACCGGCGCGTGAGATATTAGCCTCAAAAGTGGTTCCGAAAACGGGATTTGAGGTTGTGGTTAAAACGACTGGAACAGTGGTAAACCAGGTGCTCTTGCGAACACGGCGAACGAAATAAGAAACAGCGTCCTTGCCACCATACATGTACTTTTCGGGCTCATCGAACGTAGCAAGGTCAATAAACCCAGAAGTTAGATTACTGCTCGAACTGGTGCTTGACATGAAATTTTATAATTAGTATTTACATATACATAAGATAAAAAAAATTACAAAATATTTTCATTTTAATTATTGAGTTTAAGTATTATTAAAAATCATTTAATTCTAATTTTATTTTTTAATTATCGCTATTTTTCCTTTAATTACGCTTAAATTAATAAAAAAACTAATTTATTTTTAATTTTTTTGTTTAAAATTAAAAATACAAAATATAAATGCTGTCAACTCTTAAATATTCAAGTAAAATAGATAGAATTAAAAAGATAACAGAAAATATAAAAAAGGGAAATTTGGAATTATATAATGAATTAATAAAATCAAAAACATTAAATCGAGAAATCAAAAAAGTTTTTGATTATATTAATGATACATATCCAGATATAGAAGAAAAAATTGAATGTGAGAAAAAAATTACAAAAAAAAGATATGGAGATTGTATTTATAATACACAAATATTTATAACAAGTTCAATTATAATATACGGATATATATTTGATTACACAGAAACTGTGTATATAGATAATAGCAAAGGTATAAAATTACATTGCAAAAAATTTGGACATGAAATGTCTAAACGTTATCATAATCATTTTAAGAAAAGTGGTAATTGTGAATTATGTTGGTATTATTATGAATTTGTTAGGAAATCAAAATTGATTCATATTGATGAAAATGGAAAGTGTCTATATATTTATGATATGGTTAAATATAATGGTTGTAAAGACCAAGTTATGATATTTTGTATAAAATGTGATGAATATTTTTGGCAAACTCCAGAAAATCATATGAACAAAAAACATGGATGTAATAGTTGTGCTATTAAAAGAAGGACAACAACACAAGATGATTTTATAAAATATTGTGAAGAAACACATATAGATTTAAATGGAAATATTTTGAATGATTATTCTAGAGTTATATATGTAAGTGCTAACAAACCAGTTGAAGTAGTATGTTTATTTTGCAAAAATTCATTTTATCCAACTCCATATAATCACATTTCTAATAAAAGCTGATGTCCAAATTGTTCTTCATTAAAAACTGAAAAAATGGTAAGAGAAATATTATTTATTATAACGGGATTAAGATTTCCTAAAAAGTCAAATCATATAAAAAGAGAAGGAAAAAAAGGATTAGAACTAGATTGTTATAATGAAGAAATTAAAGTTGCTATTGAAGTTAATGGTATTCAACATTATAAACGCCATAAATTATTTCATGATGATGAAAAAGATTTTGAAGAACAAAAAGAAAGAGATCAAATAAAAATAATTGAATGTAAAAAAATGGGAATAATATTAATTATTATTCCATATCAATACAATTATCAAAATATTAAAAAATTATATGATTATGTTTATAATCAATTAGAAATTAATGGAGTATTTAAATTGTTAGAAGAAAAGGGATTTATTATTCGTGTTGATAAATATGAATATAAAGAATAAAACTGATTTTTTTAAATTTATAATTGAAATTAATTATAAATGTTTAATTCTAGATTTGGATTGATAGAAGGAAGAAATGATAATATCAGAGATTATGAGTTAGATGAAATAGAAAGATCAAATAAAAATAATACAAATAAAATAGTGAAATTAGAAAGATCAAATAAAAATAATACAAATAAAATAGTGAAATTGGAAAACTCATTATCATGGAAAAATTGGATTATAATGAGTTTAATTGGATATATTTTAACAACTTATTTTTATCCAAATATATTTTCATTAATACCTATTTTAAATAAACTAAAATAAAGAATAAAAACTGATTTTTAAAAATTTATAATTGAAATTAATTATAAATTTGAAATAATGTTGTGTGAATCGAAATTTCACGATCATTCTGAGAAAAAAGAATATATAACAAATAAATGGTGTTTGTATTGTCCAACTGAAACTTGTCTAAATTGTTATCCAAAAGAAAGATGGGTTCAATGTAGTAAATGTTATATGGATATGTGTGAAGATTGTTATAAAATTCAAAATAATCACAAAGATAAAAAATGTTGGAAATATACAGAAAATACAATATTACAAAATAATTATAAAGGAAATTGGTGTAATGAAGCTGTATTTTATGAAGTATTTTTATATTCTCAATTTATAAGAGATTTATGTTATTCTCTTCCTTGTGATTTGAAATTTATTGAAATATTACATTATTTTTTAACAGTTAATTATCATTTATGTAATTCGGCGGCTGAATTGGGCTATTTTTTTATGGATTATATGTTACCATTATATGAGCAATCAAGTTTATACGATTTTAAAAAAATTGAATTAAATTTAATTTGTCTTTCCAATAATGAAAACAACTTTAAAAGAAAAGAACTTATTAAACAATATTTGATTAAAGAAAAATATCAAGAAAAAATAATTCTTATTAATATTATGTGTTATGATGTTAGTAATTTTGTTTTAAATATTGATGATACAGACTGTGGTGATAAATATATATGTCAATCAATTGATAGTAAAAAGAATAATTTATTTAATACGATCAAACAGAATAATTTTACATGTAAAGATAAAATATTAAGAAAAATATTAATTAAACATAAAATTTACAACAATCTTACAAATTTAATTTTTAAATATTCCAATATTTTTGACAATCATTATATTATATCATTTAATCCATTAAAACCAATGCTTTATGAAAATAATAAAAAAGAAATTGATTGTAAATTTATGTTTAAAAAAATTATGAATAAAAAATTTAATATGAGAGATCGAAATTATAGTAATCAAATATTTTACAAAAATAAATATCATTGTTAAAACTGATTTTTTAAATTTAATACCATTAAATTTAAATTATTAAAATGTCTTCTTCTAAATCTCTTTCTAATGAACATAAACATACAATTAATATCAAACATTATATAAATCCAAAAATAATCTATCATTTCGATACAAAAAAAGAAATGACAGATTGGTTAGTTAAAGGACAATCTTTTGTAGATGAGAATCATGGAAAGATTGGTAAATGTGTATGTAAAACATGGAAAACTTATGAAATTTATCATGAGAAATTGAAATCTAAAGATTAAAAAAATTAATTTTAATTAAATAAAAATGATTAATTAATATCTTTTGTATATAATACAAATATATTTTAGTATATAATACAATATGATATCTGAAACATTTGAAACTTTAATAAAATTAACTGAATCAAATAATCAATATTTAAATGAAATTGAAAAATCAGATCGTAAAAATATTGATCAATCATTAATAAAATTAAACGATAATAATAAAAAAATTAGAGATAATGTTATATTAGTAAAAACATTAACAGAAAAACAAATTAAAAAATTAAATTCAAAAATAAAAACATTAGAATTACGTATAAAAATTTTAGAATTAGAAAATAAAGAATTTAAGGCTGATAATAATAAAATTCATGATCAAAATAAAATATTAATTGACGATTTTAATAGAAAAAAATTCATTCAAGGATTAAGTGATATTTATAGAGAATATAATAAATGAAATGTTGGATTATTATATAAAAGATTTGCCAAAAAAATTACGATTAGATCTTAATAGTATAATTTCTACATATTTAGATCATTTGAGATATATAGAAAGAAAAAATGTATATGATTATATACAAGAATTTAGAGAAATTATATTACCAAATATTGAAAAATGGTATAAAGATTATGGTTATGGAAATTGGAATTGGGAATTTTTTGTATGGTTTATGGATATAAATAATGAAAGAAATAAAATATCACATTTATTTTATGAAAAAGATAATTATAAACAAATATTAATAGATTTTAAACATAAGTTTAATGATGAAGATTTAATAAAAACAATACCAAAATTCAACAAATTTAAATCATATATTATTGAATTTATAGATTCAGAAACTCAAACAGAATAATAATTTTAATTAAATAAAAATGATTTAATTAATATATTTAGTATATATTACTGATAATGACTCAAATTGCTGA